TATGGTTCAACACCAAATTGGCAAGCAAGTATTCGTAACTTAAATAGCAATTCAAGAGATTTATTTGAAATAAATGAAAGAGTAGATGTAGCAAGACAAGATTCAACTCTTAGACAAACATTGGAAGGAGATAAAAGACCTTATGTAGTAACTAATCCAGACCCTGGCAATTATGAAACTAGAGGTGCTGTAACATACAATTCCCATCCATATTCTAAATACATGGAAGTAAAATTAACATATAATAATTTATCTGGATATCCAGAATTTGGAGACTCACATTTTAGAGATACTAAAAATTTAGCATCTTGGAGTTTAGTTACAGCAAGACGTATAAATAAAGGGCCATTAAATCCAGATGGTGATAAAGCATATTTTATAGAAGAAATGCAACCATCAAAACCAGACACTGTAGTTGGTAACCAAGGAAGTGCTACTGGAGGACGATTTGAAGATGGCGTTTTTGTACAAACAGTAGATGGATTACCTTTTAGTGCACCTGCTACTATACAGGGAACACCATTTTATGGTACAATGACAAAAATGCAAAAAGATGCTGATTGGTATAAGAAAAAATTATGGGCAGATATTAGAACTGCATATGATATGGGATTTGATTACATAGTTATTCCAACAACAAAATCAATACAGAAAAAAACTGGTTCTAAAGGTGTATATGATACATTACCAAATGTTGCAAATAAATTTGGTTTTGATGTAACTAGAAGTGCGGATATGAGAGATTATGGATTTGGGGCACCAGATAGAATACTAGAACAACGTCTACGAGAAGCAGAGGATACAGCCGATTTTCCAGATGTAAATGTTAATCCATCTAATAAAGATGACATAGATTTACAATTTTTAAATGAAAAATATGGTGACCATAAATTTCACATTATAGATATAAGAAATAAAGAAAAAGTATTTGAGATACTTAATAAACCACAGCCTGTTGCATTTAATACATTAATAAACCAAACAAGTGAAGCTTTATTTGAAGCTACTACAACTGTTTAAGAAGTTTATTTAATCTTTCATCAAAGTTAACAGACTCAGACATACAGTGTTTTACAATAGAAGATATTATATATTTATAGTGGGTATCATCTAATCTTTCAATTATTGTTTTAGGATTAGGATACTCATGATTAATAATTAAATTACCATCAGTATTAATAGATACTTTAGTTATAAAAAGGGGAGCATTACGCTCCCTTTTTTTATTTGGACTTTGGTTTGTCATCTGATTGTACAAACGATGGATTTATTTTTGGGTCTAATTTAGGTAATTTCATTAACACATTTATTGCGTGTGCAACTTCACCATAAGGTTTACCCATGAGATATTTTAAGATGGCATCTCTGTCATCTTTACTTAATATGTAGCTTTCCATTTTTTTCCTCAAATTTTATTTCTCCTGCTATAGCACTATATGCCGCCATATCTATATATGTATCTTCACTAACAGCACCAAGTTTAGTTCGAGCCATTTTTAATAACGCCATCATAATTGCTACATCATGAGCTTCTACTTTTACATCTAAGTATGCTGACCATAACTTAGCTATGTTATCATGGTTTTTTACTTTATCACCATAATCTCTTTGTCTATCTCCACCAACTAAATTGATAGCTTTAGATAATAATTCTTTTGTTTTTTTTGCTACTATCATTTCTTACTTTTTTTAAATTTACGACCTACAAAAAATACTATTGTATTTATGCAAGTATTTATTGTAACCATTATTAAAATCCACCATTGCCAAAATTCTACTGTCACACTTTTACCAAATCTAATATAGGAACTAAATAACCTCTTGATGTTAAATTATCTCCTCCAGGAACAACTCTGTAATCTTTACTAACTAATTTTTTTAATCTTGATAATGGTATTTGTATAGAAAACAAATGCATATCTTTTGCACTAACTATTTTAAATATCCAAGTTCCTGCATTACTAACTTTTATACCACTGTCTTTACCTCTTGATTGAAATTCAACATATACATTACCTGTTTTATGTGCCATTCTATCTGTTTTTAATTCATATTTTTCAAGAGATTTCATTACAAGTTTTTCATGTTTTTTACCATAAGATAAATCTTTAGAAAACTTTGTTATAGAAAAATCATTTTGTTTTAATTTTTTAATGTCTGTACTTTTATTTTCTTTTATTTGTGTTTTCATTAATTTAACTTACTCTTTTTTTCTTTAATTACTTCAGTCATATCTACTTTTTTATCTACAGCCTCTTCATTATCTAATTTTCCTAATGCGTTTACACCCTCATCAAACACTGTGCCAGGGTCTGTTAATGCCATGTTTACCATACCATGAGCTATAGTTAAAGCTATACCTGTTTCTTCTGTAAAAGGTACAAACTTAGGTTCTGTAATAACAATACCAAAACCTCCTTCTGCAGGATAAACTGTTATGGTTATATTATTGTTAATATTCATTACACCATTATCTTTCATTTTGTTTTCCTATTAAGTTAAAAAAATGTGTAGCATCAACAATAACTAGTGGCTGAAACTTGTTCATTTTAATTACAGCAATCGGCACATCCGATGCTTTTGCGTTACTCTGTGCTTGAGCAACAATATCATATATACCTTTAAATGTTTCTTTGTTTTTACATTCAAAAGAATAAGGTATTAATTTTTTAGCAGGATTAGATAATTTAATATCTTCCCCTGTTTCTCCCATTATAGCACAACTTATATCATTATTATCTAAAGTTGTGAATACAGATAATAATGCATCTCTTACCCAATTTTGTAATCTTCTACCTTTAGCTTTCCGACTGCTCGTTCTCATCATCTACTCTTGGATTATTAATTTGGGTATACCAAAAC